ATAGATGCCAACTGATAGTTGCTGGCCATTATGTCTTTGACCGTGGCATCTTCCCATTGAGTGTATGTACTTCTGAGTGTTGGATCAGATATGTCTGTAACGATACCAGTTCTGCGGAACCCTGTCCTGCCTATCTCGCTGATAGTATATTCGCCCAATTCACTTGCTGCGCTAGCAAGACCAGCAGATAAATCATACCTATCAATCTTGGTCTTAACCCTGTTGCGCAATGCTTGAAGGCTTACGTAGTTGTCGCCCATTTTCTGAACGCCATCTTCACCGGGGACACCGGTTGCTAAGTATACCATGCCATTGGTTGAGTTGATGTATGGGACAGTGGATGATATGTTCGCCAATGACTCATTCATAGCGGCCATCTCTACCTCAAATCGAGAAGAATCTCCCGCTCTTTTCCTGTCCATGATTGACTTGTATTCGTCTTGGTACTCCTTTGATATAGTGAATACCAAATTAGTAGAGTCCTTGCTGTTCTGAGCGGCAACTTGGTAGTCGCGTAGGCTCATCTTGCCTGACTTCAACAAGCGATCAATCGTCAAGCGATAGTTCATCATGTCGTTGGCATACTTGATGGTCCACTCAGAGGCAGTTGTGTTCTCCCCCTTTGGCGCATCAGCCAACGTAAGCATATCCTTACGAGTAGCGTCATCAATAGCGGCTTTCTTGGCCTGCCTATCTTGATCAATCTGAGTAATAGTATCAGTAAGACCCTTGCTTACCTCGGCCCAGTTTATTTGGCTATTCGCCTCCCGTTCTGCGTATTTGTAGTATGTCATTATTGTATGCTAAAGGGGTCAATGCCGTACATTAAATCCGGAGGTAACATCTTTGATTTTGAATTGTAAGGAAGATAAGGGACTGCCGGTCTTGCTGTTGGTGGATTTGGCGCTACCTCTGGCGCAACTACAGGAGCAACTGGAGCAATCTGCTTGAACATGTCTTTTTTAATCAACTGATTAATAAGTTGCGGGTTCTGAATCATGAAGTCTTGGAACTGAATAGGAGTCATTGCATTGGCGATAGGATTACCATCAGCGTCTACTGACTTAGCGGCGTATCCAACACCCGACAACTTAGCAAAGTTCGGATCAGACTTACCCAACGCTGCTAGTTGGTTTTGAATTTGTTCTTGACTCATCCCTGCCGTGGTGGCTTGGCCTACTAGTTTGTCATACGCCTTGGCGCCTTGACCTTCGTAGTACAAAGGGAGTGCTTGACCTACACTGCTAGCAACTTGACCTAGTCCTTGAAACCCTTGCGTCATTGCTTGCGCTCTTAACTTCTCAGCATCTTTAATAGCTTGTTGCGCACCTGCTGCTTCTGCAAGGCTGATGTTAGCGGCGAAGTCTTTCAGTCTTGACTCTTCTCCTGCAACCAACTTGTTCAAGTCTTGCATCTCCTGTGCTTGAATGTCTGCAATCTGCCCTTGCTGTAGGTTCTGTGCCATCAAAGCACGGCCCGCTGTGGCGGCTCCACCTCTTTCGCTTTCGCGTCCAGCCTCAATCGCTTGAGCGCCAGCTACTAGCGCGGCTTCTCTTGCTCTTTCGTATGGTTCTTTGGTGAGAGACAATGCCTCGAACACATTCTGCTCGGCCCGTTTCTTGGCTTCTTGAATGGCTTTCTCTGCTTCTATTCTTGCGGTGGTCGCTGCTTTTGATTGCTGACTCGCCTGCTTGAAGGACATATATGAGCCGGCCAATGCTGTACCTGCTCCTACTACTGCTGCTGTTGTTGCTGCCATGACTTTATAATTTGATGATCATTTCTTTGTTGTAACTATCGCCCTCTGTGTATCCTATTGACTTGTAAACATTGACCAATGAGGGATGCTTGATCAATGCATATACATAACTGAAGCCAAGGTTCTTGCAGGTCGCTGTCAATATCTCAATCAACAACGCAATCGCCTCTTTCCTCTGTGGCTTCTTCTTGTACTCTTTGTTTGATATGATCCAATCTACCCAAGCAGCCTTTGAGTTGGTGGTGTAAAAGAATCCGGCACACACAGGTGTGTCGTCATCCAATACCATCACGCCACTCAATCCACCCTCGGGAAGAAAGTCTCTAGCAGGTGCTGCCCAACCCCAATCGCTCCACCATTGTACTAAAATGGTATCGTAATCTGTAGGAGTTAGTAGCCTTGCATGGAGCGCCATATGTATACAAAGATATTATTTTTTTAAGGATAACTTTTCATCACCTCAGACTCGAGTGTAAACAACTCTATCTTGTTGGTATTGGTGTTGGTCAGAGTGAATACGCAGTAGTGTCCAAGCAATCCATGAGACTCCGCAATTGAGTTCTTGATGTACATTGTGTACGGGTCTTGAATCAAAGGGATACCACCACCTACGACGGTCGTGTCCACAATCAATTGGTTTATACCATTCTTCAAATCCACATTGATATCAGTCACCTCACCAAAAAGAATCGGTGTGCCGTACGTCGGAGGCAATGAGTAGTACAGGTAGTCACCCACCGAGATGATGCTACCGATAGCCACCGAGTAGTTCACAACTACCGCTGATGGCACGGTGGATACGATGCTCGTGCTACGGCCGATACCATTCACAGAACGCAATGGGTACTCAGACGCATTGGCCGGAATAGTTCCAGAGTTTCTGATGAATGCGAAGTACGCTTGCTCTTTCTTCTCGAAGTAGTTGGCTTGAATGAAACCACCAGACTGCAAGTCAGTGTTCATCACTGCGGCCCACGTGTCGTCGCCCTCGATATTGAGCGTTTTAAACAACTTGTTTACCAACGGTGAGTCATTGAACACACTCGTCACAGTTGATGGCGTGTATGCCCCGTAGAATGTGTTTCTCTGTGCGTTGGTATTATGCCTGTATAGATTCCCACGCTTGAAGGTGTAGAAGTAGTTGTTCATCCCGATCATTAGATCGGGGTTGTATGAGTAGAACGATACCCATCCTTCTGCGCTAGGGCTATATGTTAGTGTATAGTTTGACATTGCTATTTAATTATGGGCATCCGCATACGGTGGCTGTGAAGGTCATGCCAGGAGAGATAATGCTTCCGATTTTTGCGCAGATAACCAAGGTGTCACCGGGGTTAACGTCGGCACTCTGTGCGACATCGCTACAATCGGTGTAGTCAACCTGTAAGATGATGTCTGTGGTGTTGGTTCCGCTAAATGTTGCACAACAATCAGAACAATCAACGCCCGGAGGGGTTGAAGAGATGTCTACAGTTGGAGTAGCACTAGTGTATCCGATAACAGTCCAACAACAGTTGCTTGCAGTTACCGTACACAATGTACCCAATGGAATGGTTGGTCCTACATATACACCAACAACGGTGGCTCCTGTAGCGCAGTCTTGTAAAGTATAGTTGCTTCCGTATGAGCAAGTTCCAAACAAAACAATCACACCATTAACGACTCTGAACCAAGTGTATGGCGATGGGCATGCTGTAGGAGCATGGTAGTATCCATCAGACAACGCAAACTGTCCATTGACATCAAAGAATACCATGTCGTACAATCCCAATGTTCCAGCCGATCCATTTACATGGTGAACGTAGTAGTTTTGGTCTACAGCATCAGAACATGCACCATTAGAATTACCATTAACACCACTGCTATCAAATACTGGAAGCGATGTTGGGCATGTTGCGTTAATAGTAAACGCCCCTATCGATGAGCATAGGGATATCACAATCAATCTCAAATCTGTTGGCGTCGCATTGAGTTTTGGGATTACCATATGGCACAGTCCCGGAGCGCCCGATGTCAACTGAACTTGTGAATTAATAACAGAAACAATCTCTAAGCCTGTCAATGGAGTGAAGCCTGTGGCACCATCCCATCTGAATTTTGCTACGCTGTGAGGGCTATTAGGTACGATACCACAGTTGTACGGAAAGTCTCCCAAGTACACCGGCTCTGCGGGAGACCCAGAAGCCAAGTATCCAAAGTTCTCTGAACTCACCCATGTGTATATGTTGCCATTGTATATGCCTATGATACCAAATGGCCCGTTGCCCGGATCGAAAGTGACCTCCATAGCGCCAGTCCCTGATCCTGTGTCTACGTCGAGGATAAAGTATCCTTGACCTGCACCCATTACGCCGGTAACAGGACATGGCTCCACGCATGATGGACATGTTTGTTGTGGTAGAAACGCACAACTGACCAACTCTCTAACGATAACCCCGTCAGAATAGAATCCATCGGGGGCGCAGGTGGTCATGGCGGCATCTGTGAATACAGCCGTTGCTGATCCTAGTGATGGGGCGTTGAGGTAATATGTTGAACTAGTAGCCATTCTTTTTAATTATAAGCATCCACAACAAACATCCTGTATGTCTATGTTCGAGTAACACAACTCAGTTGCTGTAGATGATCTGTAATCCCAGATCAAATATAGATAATCTTGCAACACGCCCGACGTGAAAAATGATTGGAATACATTCCCTGATTGTGTGATTGGCGTAGCGGTGCTGGCCAATCCGAGCAATGTGGTAATGTCTGCGGTATTGTTGTTGTACAAGGTGTTCGATGTATAGTACTTAAACGAGTCGTTTGCTGCGTCGAAGTCAAACGTATCGGGGACAATCTTGTTGGAGATCAAGTACACATCGCTACCATCCACAGGGATAGAACCGAATCCTTTTGGTCCTGTGATTGCGCTATACAATGACACCAATGGAGTAGCACTACCCGAAACAAACTCCACGAATGTGGTTTGAATTGGTGATGTGTACGTTCCACTAGTGTATCTGAATTGTACGTGGTTGGTTTGACCCGCATCGTAATCGTTGGTAACAACAACTTGAATCACAGTCATCAACTCTTGGTTTGGACAGTTAACCAACACAGCCAATACCACTGTACCATTGGCGGTAACAGTAATGTCTGCTAGGTTTACGTTGTTGATGTCCTTGCTGAAAGTCAATGTGCCGCTTGTAGACTCAGGGCCTGTGGTGTAGGTGGTACCATCGTACACTGCCGACACCTCGAAAGTATCGCCAGGGGTGATTGAGATTACGGTGTAGTCGATGTTTACATCACCAACGAATGGGCTGAGGTCAACGCAGTATTGGAATGACTCATCACTCAATGTGAATGTCTGTTGAAGACCACAAGCCACACACTGTGGGGGCTGTGGTATCTCAGTGTCGTTGATTACCAATACATATTCGTTCATGTATGGGTCCCATCCACCAAGTTTCTGAGTAGCAAAGAAGTCGATGAATGTACTTCTGAACCAAGTGCGCATGCCCATCTCTGAAACCACAGATAGTTGGTCTTGGCTGTACATACTTCCCGACAACTGAATCACCGCACCGCGCTTAACGTCGGTGAAGAATCTGTTGTAGCCCCAGTGAACATAACTCTCGGGGTTGAAACTGATGCCGTACTTCTCGGTACGCGCTATCTGAGTTCCAAGAACTTCAGGGATAGCAGCGATAGAACTACCAACGCCAGCGTCAGAAAGGATGTTCTTGCCTGCAAGTACGTAGGATATTTTGTCCTCTTGCAACACCAATACATCCGTTTCACGGGCGTCCATTCTCTGAATGGGGCCAAATGAATCCTCGCATTGCTTGAAGTTTTGCAAGCCAAGGTTGAATTCGTTCAGTCTGTTTACGTTGGTTTCATCGTAGTAAACACCACTGTATGTGATATCAGCGAAGCGATCAATCCTTCTGTAGTCCTCAGAAGATGTAACTGTCACCCTGTTTCCGAGCGTAAAGTATTTGCCAACAATAGAATCCCTGACCTTGTAACTCTCCGCTCCATTGCCAAATGAGTAGCAATTGAAGAACTCGGTGTCAACGATAGCCGGAGTGCTTGCAGATTGGTTGCTACCAGGCCCTGTGTTACCCATGTGGTAACCACCGGTGATCGGCAACGACAAATTGTTTTCGAAGAACACATCGGGCAATGCCTCGGTTGGTTCGGTTTCGAATATGATCAAGTTCTCAGCACGGAATACTTGGATGTTAGCGGTAACTGAAGAACGTCTGTCTTCCTTCTTGCCAACACCGGTACATCTTTCGGTACCACTCATAAGCAGTTCCAATGCATTGTTTGATGGGTCCCTGTAAAACTGGAAGTAGTTGGTACAGAGAGATGTTTGAGAAATCACACCATTTGTCGACATGGTTGGTATGTATTCCGCTTCGGGAGTACAGTTACCACCACCAGCATATGCGTATCCGTCTTGGATAGCGTTGCCGATGTTGTCGCCATTCCACCAATCCATCATGTTGTCATAGTTGGCAGATGCTACAAATGTTTTCTCAAGGATATAGGTACGAGCCTCGCATCGTCCTTGACCATCCCTTGTTCCTTTTCTTTCGAACTTGATGGACATTGTGATACGGCTACCGGCAGGGACTGTGTAGTCCACATACAAGCCAGTGACAGTATCCAATCTGTTCATCGGATAGTTCAATTGAGGATATGTCCCGCCACTATCAGCGCTAATCGATAGAGTGCCGGGGGCAATAACAGCTAATTCATCGTTGATGATGTTGAAACTGTTTGGATTTATCTTCATGTACACACCGGCAGGCACAGAAATCTCTACGTTGGGGTCCAACTCACTAGTAATGGTAATGAAGTTGGCCGCCTTCGAATCCTTCTCAAGCACGGTGGCATAGGTACAGTTTTGTGTCGGCCCACTACTGTCGGCCTTGACAATCAATCTGTCCCCTTGCTCAATCTTCTTAGCATTTTCCCCATCCAACAAGAAGTATACGTTGTTTGATTCTGGGTCAGTAAAGAATATATATGTGTAAATGGTCTCATAGAATGTATTGCTTGGCTTGATGACAAACTTATATCTAGTCGCCCAATATGGTGGTAATTGTTCTTTTGGTATTGTTACCTGAATAGAGTTCTTGTTCTTCGAGGATCCGCATGGCACATGCACGGTGTTCGTTGGACTCACCAATGCAGTACTAGCACGGTTGAATTCATCCATGTACACAATGCCAATCTCATAGTCGCGGTTACTGTGTAGGCTCGATGGCGTTGCAATCTCTTGGTATACTGCCTCTGCGAAGTTTATCTCGTAGTACTCATACACGTTGAATGTCGGAGTGGTTACGTTGTCAACGAAGCGCATAGCGGGCAACTGAAGACCAATCACTGTACTTGAAGGGCTAGTAATAATTGCAATTGGTTGATTGACAGCGCTGATACCACTCTGAAACTTTATCAAAGAGTCAAGGTTCTGTGGGATTGCACAGTTGAACTGATCTGTAAATGTAATACCAGTACATGCGTTGGCCACTGTTTGTATGTTGCCTAATATCGCGTCTTGGAACTCGGTGCTGGTAGCCAGTGCGTACACTGATGGGTAGTTTTGGTTCAAGAAGAACGTGAAGTTCAACGAGATGTTGTCAGTGGTCTCACTAGGAAATGGCGTACTACCGGTAAATGTAGCATGGGTGAATGTGATATCGAGCGACAACGATGCACCTGACACCAATGGTATACCATCCAAATCAATCTGAACTACTGAATCAGCGATGGTTTGTGCGCTATCAATATTATAAATTCCGCTTGCTGTGCTATCTGTAACCTCGGTAGTACCAATCTCCTCGGTAATTAAGGCGGTGGTGTACTCGAGCATTATAGGGTTGGCGTTCTCATCAACCAAGTCATAGCCCTCTACGTAGTTACCATACATCAATCGGTTGCCCATCAATGTCTGTGCTTTCGCTTGCAACGGCACGTTGTCGTACAGTCTTAGAATCTCAGACTCCGGTAAGATAGTGAATATCTTACTGTTACTGAATTGGTATGTAACATTGGCGTTGTTGACGATACCAAGAGTAGCCTTGTCCAACTTCTCAATCACCTTGATAATGTTTGTGCCGGCTTCCTTGAAGAGCAAGTCGATACCAACAACCAATTCGTCACCAGAGAAATAGGTGACGTTCACAGCGTTGGCTGCGTTCACCATCCCCTCGTTCAAGTAACTATCAACGCTGAATTGGAACGCATTCGGGATAAACGCAGGCTCAGAGAACTGAGATGTCGCAGAATACTCGTTGTCTGCATAGCGATAGCGGTATGCGAAACACAAGAACCTCGTCTCCATGTAGTTCTCTTGGCCAGAAGTCGACAACATCTGCAATGTAGGTGCAGCGATTGGCGGTTGCTTGATCACCAAGATAGACTCCGCAGAGAACTGATCGGTGTTACCGATGGGTACTGTGTAGGTACGAGTGGTATTGATTGCCCTTGGTGGGTTGTAGTCGTCAGTAAAGAACAACAAGTTCTCGCTGACAGTCCCCGACTTCACCAAGTTGATAGCATTGATCAAGTACAATGGGTTGAAATTCAATGTGGTATTGACACCACCCCCATCGTCGATACTGACAACGTGGTAAGTCAATATGCCCGTAAGCACATTGAACGAAACAATCATATCCAATTTGCCGGTAGCCCCGATGGGGAAGTTGGGGTCATGCACAAACCAATAGATAGTCTCTGCCTCTCCGTCCTCAAAAGCACCAATGCACTTAGCATCGTTACTCAAAGCGGTACCATTGATATATGTCAGCGCGGTAAGCGACTCATTTCCTTTGGTGTTCTCGATGACGCCTATCTCCGCGTTCTCGGTAGAACCCATGCGGATATTCATCGCGTCAATGTATTGACCATCAGGAACCAATCTCTCATCGAGAGACTTGTTCATCTTACCTGCTATGAAGTTTCTTGTTATATTGGCCATGTTACTTTATCCACTTATCCATGCCACGGAGACTCATCAACAATCGTCCGGGGTGTATATTGCTCAATCTAATCTTCGCATTTCTCAAAAGTGCAGCCTTTTCTTTTCTTGCTCTGGCCACGATGTATTCCTGTACGCCCAACTTTGAGTTGAGTATTTCGTACTGGATGTACGCATATACGTACTTTTCGAACAATTTATTCACCGTGATCAACGAGTCGTCGCCACCCTCCATACCATCTGATACGTACTCAAGGATGCACAATCTATCGATCATGTCAGAGTTGAAGTTGATTACCCCTGCCTTCTTGTCGATGGCAAATGTTGGATTGACGTTGGCGGTCTCTGTGTTAAGACCATAACGCTCACCAAGTCCGTATTCAAAATACCACTGCCCATCGATGTTCCAACCTTCTTGGCCGTCAAACATCCCACCCGGATTCATGTAGATGTTCTTCTTGGTGCCGTTCAATCTTGTGGTATCGATGTGAGAGTTCTGTGGTTGAAGGATATTCCCGTTCTGATCGAACAAGATGTTGGCTTGGTTGTCCTGCAAGTAAGCGCGTGAAGAAAGAATCTGCACGTTCTCAGTCATTGGCAACAGATATCCGTCTTGGTACAAAGAGATACGAACCCAATTGACGTAGTCGCTTGGAAGAATGTATCTGAGGTTGCTACCCACGGTCAACTCAAGGACTTTGATTTCCTTGAACGCATCGTAGTTCAACTCCTGTACCGCGCGCTTGGCGTGGAACAGAATCTTGTAGCGCTCCTCATTGTTCACCAACGAGTGATTGCCGGCGTACATCAATTGAAAGTTCTTGACGATATCTTGGAGGCTTACGTATTGGTAAGACCCCCAGTTGGCGTTCTCTGGCGAGTTGCCATCGTTTTCGTAGTATTGATACTCGGATAAATAAGCCATAGTTGTTATTGTTGTACGCTAAATGAAGGCTGTTCGTGTGCTTGCTGAGTCATTCCGAATTGAACTACTTCAGCCTCTCTGATAGACATACCTGCGTATTCAAGGATCTTGGTAGCCAACTTGTATTGGTAGTCCTCGGGCAGTTCAAAGTCTTGATAGTCAGGCTGTGATTGGTCGAACACCGGCTCACCACCTGTGATGCTGATGTATGTCCACTTCGGCTCCAATGGGTATCTGAAGTAGTTGGCAATCACCTGACCGGGGATCTTGTAACTTACTGGCATCACCGTCATTACCTCGGCCTGCTGTGTGTAGGCGGGGAA